GTGCATGCGCAACCTCCAATCTTAAAAAAACGTTATTTCGCTCTACATGCTCTCTTGTGTTCAGCAGTAACAGCGTCCAAAACTAGTACATCCTCTACTTCGTCACCTATATCCGGGAGACTTTTCACGCCCATACGAAAATTAAGGAGATCGCCAATCCATCCGCTGCTGAAAAAGAACCTACGCCTCCTGATGTTTCCCTTGCTGTCGCGTACCGACGCAGTTTTGACAACCTCGCCCTGTTCTAAAATAGACGCTCTTTCCGCTTCTCGGTATTGCTGATCGCCGTGATTAAGCACACCCTCTATGTACATATGTGTCAGTTTATTCACGCGCCACCTCTACTTTCATATAGTTTTTGCTCCGTTCTAATACGTTAAACCGCTGACCGCGCCCTATTAGGAGTTCGACTTCTTCCGGGTGCTTTGAATACATACCGATAAACAGGCTTTCAGTACCCCTCGGCACGTTTATTTCAATTACAAGCCCGCCCATAGTCTCCGCAACATCCCTTGAAAGCGATGTGCTCATATACCCACCAAACGGCTTGTTATCGCCCACCTTCCACTCATCGTACCAGTGCTCGTCTACACCCCTAAAAGCAACCAAATCATCCCTAAGGTCGAACTTGCCGATAGCTGAATCCAAAAACGGCAATCTCTGCCTCGTATCATCGGTTAGCTTGTCAGGACGGTGCAGTTCGTAGTTTATGTCCGCTGCTTTGGTTCCCGTATACCTATGAACCTCGTCCCGCTCCGCCTCCGTAAACTTTGCATAGGTTTCGTCACTCTGCCCCTGCAACTTTTCAATATCTTCGGCATTCAAAACCCTATAATTAAATATACCGCTTTCCGGCTCAGAAATCAACCCTTCCGTTGAGTTTTCTGCCGGCACCGGCTCAATCAATTCCTCCGGCACCCTCTTCGCCTCCCCGCCGAAGTGGATATTGTGCTTCTCCATGCCGCGGCGGTACAGGGTTTCGTGCACGGCGTTCCGCTTGCCTATCATCTCCCCGCGCCGCTTGTCCGGCTGCTCTTTGAGGTAATCCCGCACCGTCGTAAACTTGACCGGCGCCGGCACCTCCCCGGTGTGGATACCGAGCATACACATGCAGTTTGGATGTACCGGCTGGTAGGGGCAGTCCTCTTTCCGGTAGACGCCCGGTCCGGCGCCGTTGTCGAGCTCGGCGAGGAGGGTGCACTCGTCGGTGATGCTGTGCCGCGAAGACAGCTTCCAGGCGTAGCCGGTAACTTGCGAGTCATCGTCCCATCTCGCGTGGAACCCCTCGTTGTGGGCTCGCGCGAGCTCTGTCCGGCTGATCCGCTCGGCATTGTACTTGATTTTCGCGTTCATCGCCTTGCCAAGGGCAGCGTTGATAGCGTTCTCCCCGGCCCCCTTTTCAACGGTATCTATCAGCTTTTGGTAGGCGTTTTTCAGGTACTTGGTCGGCGCGCCATTTGGGGACAGCTTGTTTACCTCGAACTGCGCCCTCCTGACGAGGCGGTTGATCTCCTGCGGGTGTACGCCGAGCTTCTTCCCCGCTTTGGCAAGATCGGCGAGCGTCCCGGCCACATCGGCGACTTTGTCGTGCGTCTGTATCTTCTGCGCGAGCTGCGTCCACGTGCCGCCAGCTTTGAGCTGCGCTCTTATCGTGTCCGTCAGAATTTCGGCGGTCTGCGCGGCGTTGTCTCTGAGCGTTTGGGAGAGCGCCACACCGTCGTACACTTCGCCTAACCGCCATTTGATGTACTGGTCTGTCTTAACCCGCGCCATCGGGCCGAGGGCTTCATTTGCGGCGGCGACGGATGCGCCCGTGAGGACATCCTTGAACCGCTGCGCGTAGTCAGCACCCTCCATCACCTTACTGACGCGGCCTTTCACGTTGGGAACGCTGTTAAAAACTGAATAACTAACAAAAGACGCTCCAAGGGCTACCAGGATCTCATCAAAAATCTCCTGATAGCCGACCTCGGCCTGCCTCTCAAGACTCTGCAGCGGGTTGAGCGGCTGCTTTGGGCGCTTCTTATTCATCGTCGTCCTCGTCTACCCCGCCACCGCCGGCCGTACCGTCGTACCTGTCTTCAATCTCGTCAAGCAGATCCTGGCTGTCCTCCCGGCTCGCCATCGGATCGATGAGCGCGCGCAGGCGCATATGAGCATCAGCCGCGTTCTTCATCATCCCCTTTTCCTCGTAGAAGTTGATAAGTTCCACCAACTCATTCATCGCCAGGGAGGTCGTCGGCGTGAAATCGGCAGGATACTCAGAGTACGCCACCCAGCCGCTTGTGTCGCTGGTGAAACGCTTGTACGTCTCGAATATCCACTTGTCGGCGGATGTGAGAAGGACAACCGTCTGCTTGAGGGTGCTGTTCGTCGCCCAGAACTTATACCCGCGCGCTACCCCGCTCTCTGCGGCGCCGTTGAAGGACACGCTGACTCCGCCCTCCGCCATCATCTTGATGATCTTGTCCTCGACCGCGTTGATACGCTCCTGGTGGACGCGGGGAAGCGCCGGGTCGGGCGATATGTAGGTCGGCTGGAAGACGGAGTGGTCGGACGGGCTTATAATGAGTGCGTTATCCGCACCATTAGGAACGGCCGCGATGTCGCCCTGCAGCACGAGCGTCGCATGAGCCTGCTTATCGATGACGTAATCGAGCTTACTCCCCTTGTCGTAAAGCCAGGCGCAGTATCCGGCTATACCGTAGTTGGACGGCTCGAACGTGGAGTAGTCGGCAAGATCATCCCCGCGATGCGTCCACAAGGGGTATACCGGCAGGATACCCAGCGTATTGGGGGACTCTATGCTCACCGTCCAGTTTTTACGATCCTCCGAAATAAGTATAGCCCACCGATCAAGCCCGATGTAGCGCCGGCGGTATATTGCCTTATCCCCCTTCTTCTCCTCCCCATCCTCAAAAGTTATTGACGTAAGGCCGCCGTAGATATCAACCGTATAACCGGCTATGTCTTTGACCGCTTTCAGGTACAAATAGGGCTGCACGCTGTCGCTTGCCCTATCCATGACGATGAAACCGACATCGTGGATGTACGCCTGCCGGATAACAGTTTTCAGAAAGTCGTTTTTGGACGCGCCGCCACCCGTGACGTTATCGACAAAGTCAAGGTACAGGTGCTTAGACATATCCGCACCCTGATCCGTTTGGACATACGTCTTGATAACCTCCCGGAAAATCGGCTCGTACTTCGCGTTGATGTACTGCCGGAAGTCGTTCAGGTAGATGCTCATCCTGTTGCGCGTCTGGTAGAAGTTCTCCGTCGCGTTCGGGATGAGGTACGAATACCGGCCGCTACCGATACGGCCGCTGAAGCCACCGCTCGCGTTGTACGTTTCGTCCAGGAACACGTGCGGCGGCACCTCGCGGTAGTCCTTGTAGGCGTTTACGGCCTGCCTGTTCGGTAAACCGGCGCCGGTTCTGCCAGCCCTCGGCGTTATCGGCGCAGACGCCGCTGGTACTGCTTTTGGTTCTACAGACATACAAACCTCCTGTTACATGTTTGCTAAGTGTAGGTTATTTATTCGAGCGTTCTCGCCCATGTCCGGTCTGAAAGCGTACCGAAGCGCGTCAATGCAGTGATCGTCGCCATCCTGAAATACCGCCAGAACCTCGCCGTTCCGATCCGTTTTTCTACTGTAGCCGTCGATTTCCTTGTACGCCTGTTTGCAATCGTTATCAACAACAATTTCACACGATTTGAGCCACCAAATTGAATAGTTCACGTCTTTCTTCCCAACGCTCTTTGCGTTGATGCCCATCTTCCTGAGCGATTTAATACGATCGGGGGAAGCCGAATCACACCAAACCTCACGCCCTCCGGCCCAATTCCGAATAAGCTCGGCCAGCTCGTCGTTGGTGGTTCCGTCGACGACAATCTCCTTGAAAATGTAGACCGTATTGTCCACCCGCGCCGCGATGATGAACGCGCAGGGGTCGGGAGAGTATCCGAAATCCAGCCCGAAACGCAGCAGACCGGGGTCGATGTTGCGGTAGACTTCTCCTAGATCCGCCTTACGGTGCCGCGGGAATACCTTGCCCTTCCACTTGCCGATCTGCCCCATGCCGTACACCCGGTACCACTCCCAATCGGTATACTTCGTCGCCTCAATGCGCGCCCGAATGGACTCTTGG